ACTCTTAATCTTAAAATCTTTATTTACTGTTGCCATTTTTTATATCTCCTTAGTTATGCCTTAAGTCCAATTCGTGCAAAACGAACTGTGACTGGCTTGATCGCTGGGTCTGGAGTGACTGTTAAGGCCACGGTATTTCCAGTGCGAGAGACATTAATGGTGCCAATATTCCCATCATTGTCGATTGTTCCGTATTCGCTGACACTTACATTTGTACCGTCAACGAGAATTGTTAGTTCGGTTGCATAGAACTTATTGTCCCCTGCAGAGGTCTTTGATATTGAAACAATATACTTGACCATACGCCAAACTGTAGCGTCAAAGTTATCAACAACAGTTACGTTCTCAATACCAGTGATTGTATTTTCATTGTTACCAGCAGAACCCAAATCTGTTGCTTGGGCTGATGCGGTGTCAATTAAATCTTCATAATTTTCTTGAGTAGGTCTATCTCCTGTTTGAAATAGAGTCTTAACTGATGGAATTGATACTTTAGCCATATCGATATTATATCACCTGTTTAATAAGACTATTAGAGGATGTAGTTGCTATATCCAATAACCTGTAGTGGAATTGCTGGGGTATTGCCCAAACCAATAGCCACAATTTGAATGGCTGAAAACTTAACTCTAAAAGGAAGTATGTCTGTGATTACGGTGTTTCTTGTTATTTCTTCTACTTGAACTACAGGATAATCAATAGAAAAAATTTTTTTGGTTTTACCATTAAGTTCATCAAGTATTAATGCCGTGGCCATTAATCTGTTACATCTTCAAGGATAACCATGCTACCCTGGCAAACTGTCCAGACTCTTGTTGGGTCGCTAACCTGAATATCAAAGATGTCTCCTGTCTGCAAGACATTGGATTCTTCTGCTGTAAGCCAAACTGTAAACTCTCCAACAAGGTCATCTTCATCTGCAACTGGATGCAAAGCCATTATTGTAGTTGCATTATCAGTGATGACTCCTTTGTCTGATGCAAGGGTTGGTCTTTTAATCTTCATGGCAATGTCCCACTCAGATCCAACACCCTTTAAAATTAACGGGACCTTTGCATCATCTGTAACATAAACCTTAAACCCAGAAGTATCTCCACGAACTACAGTCCAGACAACAGTTGGAGGCGGATTGCCTACATTGTATAATGATTGAGATCCTCTTAAAGTTGCCATAATGTTATTATATCACGACAAACCGTCCTTGAGTGCACCCCAAGTACCGTTTCCTTTTGTTTGAACTATAATCATTCCACCAAGTGATTTAATTGCTTGAACTGCAACCACTCCAACATATCTTGCTGGGCCAGTTGATGGACGACCACTTACCAAGGCTCCGTTTTGATCTACATAAATTTTTGTTCCAGAAGTACCTAAATCTGTTGTGTTCATTTGTATAATTCCAGAAACAACAACAACTCCGTTTGTAGAAGGCAGTGTGTCCGATTGCATTAATCCAAGAATTGGGACATCTGGGTTATGAGTAGGACTTGATGGGTTGTATAATTCTACAGTTGGAATTGCTTTTCCTTCATAAGTCGTTACCCCCGAAATAAATACTGGCTTTCCTGTTAAAATAGAAATAGATGAACTTACATTTCTTACGGGAGATGAAACACTTGTCATTCCTAAAGATGGCAGTATATTATTTAAAGCATCAACCAGTACTTTAAAGTCTCCGTGTACATTAACAGGATCTGACGCAATAGGGTACGTCATAGTAGGATAATTAGATGCTGAGGATGTCTGTGGCATAATCTTTATTATACCACCCTCTAAAGTTGACTTTTGATAAATTTTTGTGTTATACTAGGTAGTAACACCTACCAAGGTGTTATTGTTTTCTAAGGAGGAAACTATGATTAAATTTATCGAAAGAAACAAAGAGATCATTAGCACACTCAGTATCGTAGCATTAGTAACTGTTTTGTCGAACGGAGCCAATGCTGATTCGGGTCTTGATACTAAAAACAACTTGAGCATAGAACAGGCTCAGACATCGGAAACCGCCTCGAAAGAGGTTTTTTTGGTTTCTAAAGCAAAAAAACTAGAGAGTTTTGAGAACAAGGTTTCTCTGACTGATTTAGAACTAAAGGAACTGCTTTCGCTAGTAGGATTCAAGGGTAAAGACCTTGTAGTTGCTTGGGCAGTTGCTAAAAAGGAGTCTAATGGGCGACCACTGGCTTTTAATGGCAACCACAAGACTGGTGATTCATCTTATGGAATGTTCCAAATCAATATGATTGATACCCTTGGTCCTGATCGTAGGACTAAGTTTGATCTTGACTCTAATGCCGAACTCTTCAACCCCGTCAAGAATGCAGAGATTGCATACTACATGACAAATGGTGGAGAAGATTGGTCTTCTTGGAAGGGCATTACTCCAAAGACCAGAATGTGGATGAATAAATTTCCTAAATAATCTATAAAATAATATACCCCCTTGGAGAAATCCTTGGGGGTATTTTATTATCTAAAATTAACTTCTGACTTAACCCCATCTGAGAAAGTGTAAGAAGGGAACCAGCCAAGAAGATCTCTGTTATCTATTTCTGATAGAACTGTTAGGTCTGGCAAATTTAAAACGGTATAAGTAATAGTAACACCATTAGCCTTATACTCGTTTACCAGATCAATCATAGTAAACTGGTTTCCAGTAAAAATATCTGTAAGCAAAAAGTCGTTATCCTTAAGATACTCAATAGATAGTACATTGGCTTTTGCTATATCTAAAATATGGACATAGTCTCTTGTTGAAGAAACGCTATTAATGTTTATATTTGGATTTTTACTAATTATTGAAAATATGTTTCCACCTTGCTCATCCTTTATTTTGTCAGATTTTCCAACAATGTTAAAATATCTTAAAATAACAAGTTTTTTACATAAAATTTTTAATATTTTTTCTTCTAAAAGTTTTGATTTGGCATATGGGTTGTATGGATTATATATTGCTGCAGAGGATGCAAATATAACTGGTATATTTAAAACCTTAGAAACTAAAGCAACAGACAAGGTAGATCCTATATTGTTTAAATAATAAAGAATAGGGTTTTTTACAGACTCTGTAATTGATTTTTTAGCAGACAGGTGAATTATTGCTTTTGGTTTTTTTAAAGACAAACAAAATAGTTTAAATATGTTTCTTGTGTCATTGTTATTTTTTTTATCAAACTCTATAACGTTATATCCATTTTTTATTAAAAGTTCTTTTGTTGCTGATCCAACATAACCAAATGATCCAGTCAAAACTACGCTAGCAGTTTTCAACTATTTCACCATTTATAAAATCAAGCCCAGCAAATGTTCCATATTCTAGAAGAGTTCTTTCATTTCCAAGCAACATATCTCCAACTGTTCCTTCTGTTAAAGTTTTATAGATTAATTGTTTAGATACTAAATCTAAACGGTTAAATTCATCAGGGTAGTCTGTCCAAAGAATCTTTCTCTTATTTATTTCACCTGCAATGTTGTGATTATAGTAAAGATGATACATATACTGCTCATCAGGAACTAATATGTCATACCCATGCGTGTAGGCCCTTGCTGCCAACCATATTTCTTCTCCGTAAAATGCAATGTCTGTGTTGAAAGGTAAAAATCCTTTAACAGTAAATATTGATCCTCCAGATACTGACTTTACAAATCTATTTCCATCGAGGATCGGCATTGCTGTTTGTTGTGGAATTCTTGTTAGCCTAAACTGATCTGGCTTTTCATGAAATGAGATATTAGATAAGTGGCCAGGTGGTAGAAAATCTTTTTCTACAAACTTAGCGGTTGCAGATGGATACCAGTAATTTGCTGGGTACATTGTAAGAAGTGGTTTGTGAATTCCCTGAATTTGATAATTTAAAACCGAGTTTATGGCAACTTCGTCCCAACCACTAATAAATCTAGAATGTGAGTCGCATTGAAGATAATAATCTTCGCCATCATAAAATTGATGAGCAAGGGCTCTTCCGATTCCCAAACCAATATTTTCTGGAGCCTTGCTTTCAGCATGCTTAACATTAGGCAAATCAGGAACATTAATCTCTGATTCATCTACATAAACTGTGTGAACACCAAAATTAATTGTGTGGTTCCCAGATGACTGCTTTATTGCATCTAGAATTGTAGGGGTTACCTCTAAATCTCTATATGCTGCTATCTGAACAAATATGCTGGCCATTAGTCACCCCAAATCGCATGAACGCATGTTCTGCAGAAGTTTTCAAATGACTTAACTGTCATTAACTTATGCTCAATGCTCATCCATATATCGCTAATTGGCTTATCGTTTATATTTCCAAATACCGTTTCAAAATCGTAGTCATTACAACAAATAAAGGTGTCTCCATTAGCAGCAACGTGTAGCCATCCATTTGGTCTGCCACCTACTTCTCTTCCGTTACCACAACCAACTACTCTTTCCTTGCCTTTTTTCTCTTTGCTCTCAATAGCAGCCTTATTTGTAATAATTTGATGAGTATCTAAGTGACCATTTCTATCTACAAGGTATGGCATTTCGTATACTTGTAGTCCAGGAAACTTTTCTCTCCAACCATTTGTCATTCTTGCAAGTAATCCAGTTTCAAGATCTATGTCCATTTCTGGAGCATTTTTTAACTGTTGAATCCAACCACCATACTCTACAAGAGAATTTTTATTAATACCGTTTACTTGTATTGACATGGCTTTGCTTGTTACCATATCTGGCAACTGCTCTACCGCATATGTCACCTGCTCTATTAATTTATCAAACATTTTTACGGGTTTTCCTGTTGCTTTTGCCCATTCTTCTGGATCTGATGCAGGAATATTAAAACAAATACCATGAACAACATCTTGATATTCTCTAATAAGGTCAGTTCTTGCTTTAGTTAGTGGCGTTCCATTAGTTAACACAATGGTTCTTATCTTGTTTTTTCTTAAAACCTCTAGCATTTCTGGAAAGTACTTATAAAGAAGAACTTCGTTGTAGTGTGCCGTATATATAAAATCAAAATTATCAGAAACAAACGTGCCTTTACCTGCAACAAGTTGATTAATAATGCTTTCAAAGGTTTCAATTGGCATATTTGTTCTTTGTGCCAAAGGATTTTCTGCATATCTTACTGGACAAAACCAACAGCCTACATTACAAAGACCATTGGGGTCAATTTGTGCCATTGATATTTTGTATTGATATTTCATATTACCACTTACCTATTGGACACTTGGCTGCTTCAAGTTTAGTTTTTATAGACATAATGCATCCACACTTTTTGCATTGAGAGGTTAAAGAAATTAACTCTGGGCATGCTCTACATATTGACATTCTTGATGCTGCTAAATCATCGGCAGCATGTTTTGTCATTGGGTTTAGTAAGTCTAATGGAGTTACTCCATTTTTTTCTTTATATTTTTCCCATGCTGACTTTGACATTTGTTCTCCCTAAATAGTTGTTATTCTATTATACACGATATCACTCAGTGTATTGTGGCTGTGTTGGAGCCCAAGGAATTAAATCTGCCATGTCTCTATTCGTTATAGTAAATTTTTCTCCGTCAAAAGTGGCATTTGGAGATTGAACATATCTTCCATATGGGTAGTCTCTTAAATCAAGAACTAATGGATTGCTTAATAAGACGCTTCCAAAATATTCAGAAGTTTGTAATTCATTGATCATTGATCCATCTTTAATAAATCTAACTGTTATCCCGTCATGATTTGGATAACTTTGAGATACATCAATTACTGTATTGCTAGACATAAACATTTCTTTATATTCGTTCCATGTTGGTATATCATATATGCATTGTCCATCAATTACCCAAACTAACGGTACTCCATTTATACCGTCGTTTCCTCTAACAAACTGTATATCTATATCTGTTAACAATTGTATCCTCCTCCGAAACACCTATCAAATGGTGGGTTTGAACAACTTGCTCCGCTTCCACAGCCAGTACTACATCCAGTAGAAGCACAACATCCAATAGATACGTCAAACGATGTACAGGTTACCCCAGATGTTGGTGCTGCAGTTGTGGTTGCTGCAGTTGTGGCTGCAGTTGTGGTTGCTGCAGTTGTGGCTGCGGTTGTAGTTGCTGCGGTCGTAGTAGTTGTTGGTGCTGCAGTTGTAGTTGCTGCAGTCGTTGTTGTGGTTGGTGCTGGGGTCGTAGTTGCTGCAGTCGTTGTTGTGGTTGGTGCTGGGGTCGTAGTTGCTGCAGTCGTTGTTGTGGTTGGTGCTGGGGTCGTAGTTGCTGCAGTCGTAGTTGTTGCAGGAGCAAAATATGGGAAGAATGGAGGTGCTGCAGTTGTAGTTGTACAATTTGGCAATGCTGGTGCAGACCCTTGTTGATAAGTAATATTGCTTACGCCATCATAATTTCCACTTATCCAATTAGCAAGTGATGATTGAGTTGTAAAGGAAGATCCTCCGTCTGATATTGCAACTCCGTTTGTACAGAATGAAGCAAACCATCCAGTTGCTGCTGTCGTAGTTGTTGTAGTTGTTGGTGCTGGGGTCGTAGTAGTTGTTGGTGCTGGCGAAGTTGATGCTGCAGTCGTAGTTGCTGCTGTCGTTGTTGTTGTAGTTGTTGGTGCTGCAGTCGTAGTAGTTGTTGCAGTAGTTACTCCACAACTTGCTGGTGAAACAGAAGGTGTATTTGATGTTCCTGCTGCACAGTTCCATCCTGAACCAATTTCTCCCATAGATGTCATTTCATTAAATATCGCACTACACGTTGTTCCTGCTTCAAACAGTGGTCCGACAACTGTTCCAGGACTATAACCTGCGCTTACGCTGCCACAATATGTGTACCAGACTCCTGATGTTACTGGTGCTACGGTAGTTGTAGTTGTTGTTGCTGCGGTCGTGGTTGTAGTTGTTGCTGGTGTTGAAGATGTAGTTCCTGGTGCGACTGTTGTTGTAGTAGTTGTAGTAGGATTACATCCAGTTGGTGTTGTAGAAACCCCACCCTGTGTAGTATTTCCTATTCCTGGCTCATCTGCATCACATGCAGCGTTTAGACCTGTTACTGCAGCACTACTGTTAGCGTAAGTTCCACTGACTCCTGCTCCATTAGTACAGCAAGCATAATAAGTTGTTCCTGTTGGTGCTGGAGTAGTTGTAGTGGTTGTAGTTGTTCCAGCACATCCAGTTGGTAGTGCAGGAGCAGATCCTTGCTGGTAAGTAACATTACTTACATTTTCATAATTACCATTTATCCATGCTTCAAGTGCTCCAACGGATGTATACTGAGATCCTCCGTCTGTCATTGCAATTCCATTAGAACAGAATGAGGCAAAATATCCACTTGTTGGTGCAGCAGTTGTTGTTGTAGTCGTGGTTGTACTTGTAGTGACACCTGAAGGAACAGTGTAACTTATTGTTGAAGAAGCAGATGCTCCTTGTTGATTGTCAGAAGCATAAACAGTTAATGTTAAAGTATAAGTTGTTCCCTTGTTTGCCATTCCAAGGTATGCGTCAGTATCTGAGTTAGCATTACTTGTATAAGTGCTTCCATTAGCAGTTGAAGGAGACGCAGTTATTTGATAAGATGATGCATTTGAATAGTTAAATATTGTCCAGATAGCCTGTTGTGTTTGTGTATCGGTACATCCTCCTACGTCAGGGTTTTCACACTGAGCAGAGAAAGAACTAATTGTTGGTGTAATTACTGGCGCTACAGTCGTAGTTGTAGTTGTTGTTGCTGCAGTCGTGGTTGTAGTTGTTGCTGGTGTTGAAGATGTAGTTCCTGGTGCGACTGTTGTTGTAGTAGTTGTAGTGGCTGGTGCTGGTGTTGAAGATGTAGTTCCTGGCGCTGCTGTAGTAGTTGTAGTGGCTGGCGCTGCTGTAGTAGTTGTAGTGGTTGTCGGTGCTGCGGTTGTAGTAGTTGCTACAGCAACACCTTCATATATATCTCCATACAAAACCCAACTATCTGTTGCAACTTTTATTAAAGTTCCCTTGCTATATCTTCCATCTAAGAATAATTGTGAATTTTTACTATTAATAGTCACACCAGATGCTGGAACAAAAGTTGTTTTTTCTGAACCAAATTCAATAAAATGATATTGATATCCAACTGGAATTGCAACTGAAGAATTTAGCGGGATAGTTAAATTCATTGGTGAAGATGTTGACAAAAGAATAGTCTTGCTAACATCTGCCAACTCTAATGTAAAACTAGAATTTTTTGTAATAACTGTTGAGGTATTTGAAATGCTTGGCTCAAGATCAAATTGGAATGTTCCTGAGTTCCAGTCAATTCCAACTCCTGCAAGCGTTGACTGATTTACGGTAGAGTTATCTATTCCAGAATCAACATATGCTTTTGTTGCAAGAAGGGCTGTGTTTGCTATTCCGTGAACATTTATTGTGGCTGCATTGTGTGCTGCGATGGCTGCATCTCTATTTACTATTTCTGCTGCGTCGGCATCTACAAGGTTTTGAAGGTGTTTTGCTATTGAAGGGGATACAAGGTTTGATGGTGTTGTATTTGCGCCATCATAAGTATAGGATCCATAGTGATATAGTCTGAGCGCTGCCTGAATATCGGCTGCATCTCCAAGACCTGGGATTTTGGCATTAAATAGTCCAGTACCATTAACGGTATTGTCAATATTTTCTGCTGCCACTATAGATCACCCTTTTTCATTATACCACCGTAATAAATAGGTGGACAAGTTTAGGCCCAGTCATATCTGACCAGACTCCATCTACATATTCTACTCCCTTTATTTCAAGTGGTAGTGCTAAGAATCCCTGTGTTGTTATTAAGTCTTTTACTATAAGGTTTGTTGCTAGTGGTCCAGATGTTTCTGACGAAGATATTGAGTACTGAATGCTGAATCTGGAAGAACTCACAGTCCCATCTGATAAAGCATAGATATCTGTAACATTGATTGGTGGAATTGTTATCTTTCCATTTACTGGACTAAAAGGACCTTTTATATCTGAGTAAAAATCTGTTTTTAAACTAACAAGAGGAGTCCACTGAGGAGTACCTGATGGAGTGGAGATATATTGAAAAACTGTTCTGTATGTATCTGAACTTGGACTATAATCAACAGCAAGGTCTAATGCTTGAACATCTTGAGCAATTAAATTTGCTACACTAGCGTTTCTTGGATCTCCCTGAACGCCAACAATAATACTTCCACGGTCACCTGGTGGTCCAAAATCTAAATCAAGTTTTATTTCTGCTGGCCCACCAAAGACCGCCATATCATCATTTGATAATAGTATGTCTGCCATTATTAAGCACCTGTTGCAGGGAATACTGCAGTAACTATTCCTGAGTCAATTGGATTTGTAACAAGTGTTGCGTGTTCTACTGTAAACTTATTTGCTGGAGTTCCAATAAGAGAATATGGCTGCTTTGCACTTACTGTAATTTTTGCAAGATACACTGTTGAAGCAACAAAATTTCCAACCAAAGGAGTTGTTCCATTAGATTCAAACCAGGAGACTGTTCCTGAATGTTCTGCTGTTTCAAATACTGATGAAACTGGTGTTGCTCCTTTAACTGGTTTTGTGACTCCTCTAATATTATAGTTTGAAAGTGTTGGACGGTTATTTGGATTTGCTCCAGTAACTTGGTCTGTAATAGTTATCTTGCCTGTCATCAGCGTGTATACTTTTTCATAAAAAGGATTTTCGTAATTTCCTTCTGCTGCCCTTACCTCAACGTCATAGACATACTCTGTTCCAGCATTTAGTTCTACTGAGTCAGACGGTCTAATTGCACACTGAACAAATGTTCCGTCATCTGATATTTTAGCAAAACATTTAATTGGGGTTCCTGCAGATCCACGAACGGTAGATATTGTAAACTGAGCGCTATCATATGGGGCTGAAACGTCCAAAGCATAGTCTGGACTATTTGCAAAATTTGTTGGCACTGTAAAAGCACCTAAAAGGTGAGATGTTCCGTCGTCCTTTTTCGGGTAGATACGAAACTCAAAGGTATCACCCTTATAATAATTAAAGTCATAGGTCGCTGGAAATGCCATGGTTTTATTATACCACGCTGACGTAGACAGAATTGAGGATTACGGATGAGTCAAAGTCTGTTCTGATTTGAGGCACTGCTCCATTGCCCCACATGGCTTGATCTTCAATAAATATTTGCTGTGTTGCTGATAAGTTATAAACGTTTTGATATTTAAAAGACCCAACCAACTGGACAAACTCTTTGTCTTTGCTTGCAAAATATGTCCTTAGCCAAACTTCTGTATTAGCGGTATATGTCGTTAGTTCAAAGTTATATGTTACAAATACTTGGGATCCTTCTTTGATACCATGAAAGTTTAGGGCTCGCTGGTGGCTGTTCCAAAGACTGGTACATCCTTTTGGAAGGTATGTCTCATTCTGAGTTTTTTCTTTTGTGTCTAATGACAATGTCACCCACCCATCATCGCCTTGAGAGATTCCAAGTTTTATTGGTTTGTCAATAGTGTTTTCATATGAGGCCCAACCAGCCTGTTGTCCTGAAGAAGATAAAGAACTTAACCCGTTTTGTCCAGTTGCTCCCTTTTCTCCCTTTTGCCCCTTTTGTCCTTCTGGACCTATAGGACCTGGCAATCCATCTTTACCATCTCTTCCTGCTGGTCCTTGAGGACCTTGTGGTCCAGGAACTGGTAGAAATGAAAGAGTATTTTCTTGATATGTAGAGATTTGACTTTGCTCTACTTGAGCAGCATAAGAAGATTTTTTTGCACCAGGGAAGTCCATAGATTTAGAAGCAGCCATAAGGACATTATCTCACGGGATTATTTATTTACTTTAAAAGTTTTGTTTTTAATTCTAACCACTGATGGTAACTCAGGTCTAGGGGTTGTAATTTTTACTACTGCCATTATAGGCTACCTGTAACATCGCCAATTACTGAGATGGTTCCAATCAGAGGAGTCCAGATTGTGTCTGAGTCAATTGTAACCTGTAGATCAAAGGTTAGTTCTGTTACTATTGTTTTATAGCCAGTACCCCATAGTTCTGTAATTGATGCTGGTGCCATAATGTCTACATATCCTGCTCCAGGTGTAATTTCCAGGGAATCAAGAGCATCAGATTGAGGATCATAAGAAGTAGCCTCATACGTCCAATCAGAGGTATCAAAATATGTGGTTTCATCATCATCTAAAAATTCAACACGAAGTGGGGAGGTGTCGCCTCTAACAATTTGCCATTTAATTCTGGCTGGATCTGCTCCAAAAACCTCTGGTCCATGCATAGTCATAATGTGATTATACCATAAAAAAGACTAATACCTTGATTGGTGGGTATAGGACAAACCAAGGTATTAGCCAGTAATAAAATTATACCATAATAGACAAAATGGACATTGATATTTAAAGTTATCAAATTGTTATAATAAAGAATGTCCGATTTGATACCATAAGTCTGTTTTAGCCAGGATTGCGATAGTGTATACTTTAAATATATAAGAAAAAAGAACTATCTTTATAGTTTTAAAAACTATCTTTATATATAGTATATAGGCCAATTCATATTAATGCAAAGTGTGTGATAATTAATTTTTTCTTTGTTAAATACAACATCTAAATTACTATTAAACAAGGTTTTGTATTCAGCAGCGTGACTATAATAATCATTATTAAAAAATATTAATTCCTTGTTTTTCATTGCTACTTCTGATACAATTCTATTTTCTAAAGATGCAAAAGGTAAATTTGGAATATCTTTTATGTCTGTATTTCTATATTCTAAAATAATTTTATCTATCATTTCTTTAATAATTTTATTATTTTTTACTGCGCCAAAATTTGAAGATCCTATACCTGAATGTTGAAATCCCTCTGGAGAAAATACAAGGTCTTTACCGTCATAAATATTTAATAATGTTTCATCTATACCTTTAACACATACAGCATCCATATCGGAATAAAATCCTCCGTGATTATAAATTGTAACTAATCTCCAAATATCTGATTGGTGTGTTTTAGCAGACTCTAAATAATAACTATGTAAAAATTCATCATATTCTTTTACTGCCAAAGATCTTTCTTCTGCTCCGACATATCTATATTCCCACCCTGGATTTAGATTTTTCCAAGTGTTTGTAATGTCTTTTTGAAATGGTAACAGATCGTTATATTTGTTTTCGTGAGTTTGCCAAATAATCTTTGGTATCATTTTAATTACTTCTTGTCATTTTTAGCAATATGTTCAAGCAAAATTCTATACAATTCGTCTAGTTTTCTTTCTTGGCGATCTCGTGATTCTTCGGAATTAATTTTTTGTTCCTGAACAGCCAACTCTAATCTTGACATTTGGTCTTTCATCGATGATCCAGAATTGGGCTTAAGTTCGCTGAGATAATGTTTTACCATCCACTTGATTGCAAAGGCGATTGATGATACAATTGTAAGTATCGCTACGATTAAGGAAGCCCAGTCTTGTATTGTCATAACTATATTATTATAACAGGAGTATTTGAATAAAATGAAAACAGAGATACTTAACACACTAGAGCATTCGACGAATCTTATTATATCCCCTGACATGGATGGTTTTATGTCCGCAAAATTACTAGAGCGTTTTAACGGTTCGAAAATAGTGGGTTCGTACGATAAAAATCTTTTATGTCTCGCCGACGGGATCAATCCAGAAGAATGTTTGTTCGTCGACTGCGATATGAATCGACAAGAGTTTGTATCTCTCGGAAACCATATGCGACTCTTGGAAGATAATATGTCTGTCGAGTCGTTTAATCCAAATGTTCACTTTGGCGTTTCGACATATAGCGACAAGTTTCCTTTCGCAACCGCTTTTTTGATAAGTTTCGCAATAGAGGCTGATCTCTCCGAACAAGACCTTATACGCATGGCTTTCGCTGACTCAACTCTCAAGAACATGGAGAAATACAGCGACAACATGCGAAACTGGTCTACACGGATGGATCATTTTGCAACAAGGTACATAATAGACAATTCGGACATTGCAAGAAAGAATGATGCACAAGCAAGGTTTGATTATGTTGATCAATCATTTGTGTCAAAACGTTATGGCAAGGAACGTTACTTGGATACCCTTAATAAGGCCCTAGAAGGGCAGGGGATGAAGTT